GGCCGAGTCCATCGCCATCCCGAGCGAACTAGTCAGGTAGTCGCGCAGGCAGAGCGCAGGGTTGGCCGAGTAAGCCGTCGTCGTTGTCCGCGGATCGTAGACCTGCTTGCCCTTGACCACCGCGGCGATGTTCGGGATGCCGCCGGTCCAGACCTCTTGGTTCCAGACGAGGCGCACGTAGATGTAAGCGATGCCGCGCAGGCGGTGGTTGCTCGTCCACTTGCCGTCGGTCAGGCCGGAAGTCGCCGTCTCAAGGTTCGTTTCAACCGTCTGCGTATCGCTGCCAAGCTTCTTGTAAATCTCAGCGTAGCCCGTGAAGCGGCCCTGGGCGGCGCTGCCCGCGCCCGTCAGCGCGAGCTCGTCGTTGAAGTAGACGTCGCCGATCTCCTCGACCTCGTGACCGGCCATCGCGACGACTAGGTGCAGATACTCGTTCTTTGTTCCCGTCGTCGAGATGTAGACGATGACGCCGGAGGTCTTGGTCTGGCCGTAAACGATCTGCCGAGCCGCGATCGGCGAGCGAATCATCTGCGAGCGGTCGGTGAGCGATGGGTCGGAGTAGCTCGGAGCCTTCGGCGCAAGCAGCTTCGACGCCGCCATCGAGGCAGCAGTCGTCGCGATGAACTTGAGCACGAACATCACCGCGTTGGCCGCGGCGACACTAAGCCCAACATCCATCAAAGCGATCCAGACGACGACGGCGACTTGCGGCATAGTTAGAGGCGCCAGCAGGCGGCGCCGTTGAGGTCGAGGAACTCCAGCCCATCGCGGCCCACGAAGGCGGCAGCGTTACCCACGCAGACGCCCAGCCCGATGCCATTGCCCACGTCGCGGGCGATCACGTCGCCGCGGCGAGCAAGGCCGATCTGCGCTGGCTCAAGCCCAAGCTCGCGCGCGAGTTCCAGAATCCCGCCGGCCTTGTCGATGATGCGCTGCGCGCCGATGCCGCTCGAATAGGTGCCGCGGTAATGCGCCGCGGGATCTCGGCCGGTTGCCCGCGCGACCCAGTCCGCCGCGAAGAGGCAGCAATCATTCGCGCCCCACGCGAACGGCTGGCTGCGCCGCTCCTCGATGAAGCGCACAAGCTCCGCGGGAATGTCGGCGGCTTTCATTCGTATTCCGTCGGCCCGGTCTTGTCGCCTCCGTTCCAGTTCGTTTGCTGCGTCTGGTTCGGGTTGCCCCAGTAAATTGCCTTCTCCTGGATCGCGGTAACGAACTCCAGCCCGAGATCGCCGGGGAAAAGCGCCGTCTGCTCTTCGTGCGTGTATCGCACCTCCCGTGGGCGCTTGAAATCAACGAGCCGGTTCTCGGCCGTCATCGTGATGTCCGCGGACTGGCCGTCGTCCGAGATCTGCATCACGTCCATCCGCCCCTGGAAGACGGTCACCGGCGACGAGATCAGCGTGCCGGCGGTCGGCGATAGCGCGCCGAAGAGCACCGTGCAATCGCGGCCTTGGTAATCCTCGGTCAGCGCGAGTGCGATGTTCGCGGTCGGCACGCCCGAGAGCCGCATCGAGATGCCGCGGGCCGCGAGGTCGGTCGTCTCCTCAATCGGCGAGATGCTTCCGAAGGTGCCGATACCGAGATAAGGCACGCCGGCGTAAGTCAGCGTCCCGTAGCCGGTCCAGAGGCGCGTGTAAGCGGAAGGGAAACTAAGCGAGACGAGGATGACCGGCGCCAGCTGCACCGTCGTCACCTCCGTCACCATATCGGCCGAGAGCGTGCGGCCTGCGGTTGTGATGCTCATTGCGCGACGTCCTCCGCGATCGAGAAGGTGATGCCGTAGATGCTCGCGAGCTCAATCGACCACTCGGTGCGCGACTCGGCCAGCCGGAAAACGCCCTTTGCGTTGGAGTAGGTGATCGACGTGCCGCCTGTGTAGCTGGAGCGCAGAACCGGGAAGAGGTCGACGCTGCTGGAGGAGTTGACCTGGACGACCTTGTAGAGCGACGTGCCGATCTGAAGCCAGTCTCCAACCGCGAAGGTGCCGGTCGCGCCGGAGATGCCGAGAGTCGAGGTGTTGGCGGTCGCGCTGCTGACGGTCAGCGTGCCGGTCACGTTGCCCCGCGCTGAGGTGTTGGCGTAGTCCTGGAAGTAGAATGTGCCGCGCTGCGCTGCCAGCAGGAAGCCGATCACCTCCTCGGCCGCGGCGCGCGTCATCGGCGGGCACTCGACCGAGCCCATCCACGCCTGCCCCGGCCAATTGTATTGCTGCGTTTGAAACGTGAACGGCGAGACGTTGCGCGAGGTCGCGCTCATCCCAGACAGCGTCAGCTTCGAGATGCGGAACGGCGACGGCGGCGTGAGTGGGTAGGAGATTGCCATAGCTTAGGCGAACGCTGCGCGATAAGCGCCACCGCGGCGCACCATATCGGGGATCTCAGCCTTGAGCCGCTTCCGCTCCGTCTCAAGGATCGGCACGAGCTCGGCGCGGGTGACGCCGGCGGCGATGTGGTAGTTGACCGTGACGCCGCCGATTCCGCCAGATCCGCCGCCGGAGCGCATTGCGGAGTTGGAGATAATGTTTCCTGAGCCGGACGGGATAAAAAGCTCTGGCCCCTTTTCGCCGACGATGTAAGGCCGCCCGTTAATCACGGGACCGCCAGCGGCGCGACCTGGAGGAGAGATTAGAGTTCCGGGATTTACAGCCGTGAGCGGGTTGGGAATTAAAACCGACGTCACGAATCCGGCGAGCTGGCGCGTGATTGTCTGATAGAAAATTAACTTTATGACGTCCTGGATAAGCGCCTTGAGCACTTCTCGAAACTTGCCACCCTCAAAAATCGCAGTCTGGAAAGATTCCCCGACAGCGGTGCCGATGCTGCGCTCAAGCTGGTAGCGTTCCTGCAAAAGCGGAATCAAATCGCGATCAACCTTGTTCCGCTGCTCTCGCAGTTCGTTCTCGGCTGCGATGTCCGATGCGAGGCCGGTCTTAGGCACCTTGAGCAGACTGAGTGAAAGCGCGTTGCGCGTCTCTAGGAGCGCGTTGATCTCCGCGTTCTTGTCCTTCTCTCGTCCGATCGCGGCGTCCATCTGCTCCCGCAACTGAAGTTGTTCCGCGTACAGCGCACGGTCCTTCTCAATGATGTTGCTCTCCTGCTGCAAGATTGCACCGCGGGACTTTTCTGCCGCCAGCGCTGCCTTCGCCTTCTCGACTGGGTCGGTCGTCATCCGACCGCGCATCTCGTACTTTTGGAGTTGGTTTTCTAGAGCGCGAAGGATGTCCTGCTCCGTCCCGTTGATAAGCTCGTTGTTAACGATCTGATCTGCGAGTTGATCGTTGATCTCTGCAATAACCACACGCGACCGCTCGAATCGAATTGCCGCGGCTTCCGCTGCCACGCTGAAGTTCTGAGTTCCGGTGACGGCTGAAGCGACGCGGCTCACGACCTCGGCGGTCGTCGAGCTTATCGCCTTAAACCCTCGGTCGATTGCTCCAGTCGTAACCGTCAGGCGGTCGGCCTCCTCGGTCGTCAGTCCGAGCGCAGCGGCATTGTCCTCTGTCTGGCGCAGGACCGCGTTGAGTCGTTGCGCGCTGGCCGCAAATCCGCCGAGAGTCAGAGCAGCTTGGAAGTTTCGGGAAACGGTCTTCACCGTGCCCTGCATCCGCTGAAGCGAGTTCTGCACGCTGGCGAACGCAGCCCGCGTCGCGTCGACGGCCCGTAGGGTAAAGGTTGCGCTAGCCATTGCGGTGTTGGGTTCGCTGCTGGTGGTTTAAGTAGGCGATCCAGCCGTTCATTTCGTGGGCTGGCATCTGTAGGACTTCGTGAGCGAACTTGCCGAGACGATCCGCGAGCGCGTAGACGGCGAGGAGGTCGGCACCAGCCTCGCCGCCGGCTAGTTTTTTAGCTCTTCAGCCTTCGGAGCATCGTCGGCAAGGATCGCGTTGGCGATGCGGCCTACCACGTTGGAGTCCGCCTTGTTGAGCAGCGTCGGCTTGTGTTCGAGCGTAAACAGCTTCTGGCCGTTGGCGTCGCTGGCCTTCAGAATTAGAAGGTCAACTAGCAACTCCATATCGTTGTCCTTGCCCTTACGGTAAAGCCGGTTCTTCTCGGCCAGCGTGACGGGAGTGGCGTAGATCGTCAGCTTCCACTCGGGAACCTCGATCTTTTTGGTCCCGAGGGAAGCGAAGTGTTCGCGAACTAGGTCAATAGCATCCATCCTTCACCTCAAACCGTCAAAGTGGACAAGGCGCCATTGCCCTCGATGCTGATCGAGCCCTCGACCATTCCGTCGAACGCGGCGCTGATGTCGAACTTCGTCACGATGCCGCTTCCGGTGTAGTAGGTGGACGTCGACGCGATGCCCTCGGGATAGAGGTTGACGGTCACGGTGGAGCCGATGGTCAGCGCGATCTGGCCGGCATCGGTCTCGTCCCAGTAGAGGTCGCCGTTGACGCTCCAGGTCTTCAGCGTGGCCTTCCGCGTGCGGTAGGTGTCGCCGATGACCGAGTCCTCGACGACGTCGGAGGAGTGAGCCAAGGAGTAGTTGCGGAGCTCGCCGATGGTGGTCGACGAGATTTTGACGGTGCCTTCGCGGCCTAAGTGGTTCGCCATTTTAGTCGGTGGTTAAATAGATGCAGGAGAAGGTGTGACGAGCGACGCCCCAGCGACGCTCTTCGTCAGGCTCGATCACATAATCCACGCTTGTCAGAAGGAGGTCATCGCAGACGCCGCCCAGGGTCACGTCAGCCAACACCGCGGCCTCGACGGCGGCCGAGCCCGTGTCGAAGAGGTCGTCGATGATCGTCGTCGAGCCGGCCACCTCCGCGGTGAAATACTCAACCATCACTTGCAGCGTCCGGTACTGGGTCCGATTTGACGGCGCCAGCGTGCGGACTTCGACTTGCTCGTTGACCGCATAGACGGCGGCGGACGGGAAGCTCGTCGAGGCAAGCGTATTGTTCCGGCCCTTGAGGAGATTCGCCGTGGGCACGACGCCAGCCTGCGTCAGCTTTAGCCCGATGGCGTTGCGGATGTTAGTGCGGGTGCTCATCGTGGCATATTCTCCTGCACGACGCCGGCCCCGCTGATGCGCGCGAATCCAAGGTTTACGGCGCGGTTGGCGAGAATGGCGTCGACTTTCTTCAGGGTGATCTTCGCGCGGAACTCGAGCGCATCATTCACGTAGCGATCCGGATTTGGAACCTTGATGTTGACCGCCGTGCCGGTCAGGAACGGTTTATCGCTGGTAAAGTTGTGCGACTCGACGCCGGCCCGCGCCGCGTGACGACGGACCCAAGCTGGCACGCGCTGTCCGGTCGCGAGAGCGGCTGCGGCAAATCCAGCCTTGGCCCAGCCGACCTTTGACTGAACGGAGTTGAGATAACGGTCGGCAGATGCGTCGCTGATCCACATCTGATTCTGAACCTGCCAGCGGCCAATCGGATTCCGGTCGACGTAGCCGATGCGTCCGTAGCGGTCGCGGTACTTCAAATGGAAGTTACGCATCGTCGAGACTGATGCGTTCTGATTCCAGAACTTCCAGTAAATGCGAATCGTCTTGGACGTTTCCCATCCAAGACGGACGCTGACGGTTTCAGTCCGAGCTCTCTTTGGCGGCGTAACCTTGGAACTTCCGATCCGCTGGAAGATGCCGAGAGTCGTAATCTGCTTTTTAATGGTCCGTGTCCTTCCGCCGAAAAGATCCGATTTGATCGCGTATTCGCCCTGCTCCTTTGCGGCCGTAGTTAGACCGGATCTTACCGGCTTTTTGCTCTTCCGGTGCTCGTGCTGTCCGGTCGGCGGCAGAATCATCATAATTGACCGTGCCACGTTCCCGCCCTCCTGCTTGATGACCTTGCCTAGATCGACGCGCGCCGACTGCGCCAGCCGCTCAAGCGCCAAGTCGAGCTTCCCAGAGTTGAGCGTGACATCGATCATATCACCTTCACGATATCGATCTCGCAGCCCGCGCCCTCCGCGTCGAACCGCACCTGCTCCACGAAGTAGGTCGTGCCGGCCCGCACCAGCGTCT